AGTTCCTGTTGATGGTGTACCTCTTAGTGTAAATACTTCTTTAATTTGTTCAGGTTTGTACAGGCCAGATAGTTCAGCTGTACGTTGTGTCTGTTTAATCTCATTGTCTTCAAGAGCTTGATTCTTCTTCTTGATAATCTGAGCAAGTTGTTTTAACTTACGTGTAGTATCTTCAGTTGGTGTTCCTGATGCCAGTCTAGAAACAGTATCAGATACCATACCAACTAATGAAGGATCACCACCAAAAGCTTCTACGTCAGATTTAGACAACTGTGTCTCACCTGAAGCTTTAGCCAACTGACGAGATAACGCAGAAGCAGAAGCAAAGTTACCTGTCTTAAGAACATCATCAGCCAGTGCAATAGCAGCATCAGCTGCATTAACAGCATCACGATAAGGCTTCAATGTAGTGTTAAGGTTCTGACGAAGACTAACAATATCTCCAGTTCCTTTTAAGCCGGGGATTTCATTAATAATCTTAGTTCCCTTACCTTCTCCAGCTGCTTTAATAACGGCATTTACTTCTGCAATCTCTTTGTCTTGAGCAGGTGAAATCAATGTCTTTCTATACTCTTGTAGTGTTTGAATCTCTGAAGGTGAGAATTCTTTATCCTTATACTTCAAGTCACTTACATTCTTTGATGTTTTATACAATGCTAAACTTGCAGGAGTATAAACACCCTTCTCTAGAAGTTTCTGGAAAGGATCTGCAGCTTCTCTTTCACGCTCACGCTGTGTTTTAAGTGCTTGTTCAGAACCTAACTTAGCTTCTTCCATATCCATAGCTTGAGCACGTTGAGTTAACTGAAAAGCTGACTCAGGATCTGTAGCTTGTAATGCAGCAGCCATGTCACGAAGACCCCTAGCTGTATTGGTATTGTATTGGCTTGCAAGTTGACGCAAACGAGTAGCACGTTGAATGGTAGGATCTTGAATGTTTACACCAAAAGCACCTGCTAAACCTTGCCCTAAGTTAGCACCGCCTTTGTAGGCCATTGAACTAAGTTGCTGATTTTGATTCATCTCAGCAAACTGTGCAGCCTTTTGTTCAATTAGTTGACGTTGCATTTCCTCTGGAGAAGCCATGCCTCCAAACAAACCTTGAATTGATTGTGGTGTTGCCATGTTATTCCTTATTAGTATCCAAAGTATCCGCTAACAGCAGCTGGTTGGTAAGGTGTTGCAGATGGAGCAGACAATCCTCTAATTAACTGACTAATAGGATCTGTTAAGCCAGCTACAGTGCCCTGCAAAGCTGCACGTTGAGCTTGGTTAGCAGTTGATTGACCTGCTGCGTATTGATTTGCAGCTGCTTGAGCTGAGGCAGCTCCTGCTGAACCTAATGCAGTACCTTGAGTCAAAGCATTCAAGCCTTGGTTCTCTAGATTAGTAGCACCAGCCATGTAGTTAGTGTATGGAGCTAGAGCTTGTGTCTGCAATCCGTAACCAGCACCTTGAAGATTCAAACCACCAGTCATCAATCCTTGACCAAACTGAGCTTGTTGTTGACCTGCCATCTGAGCCTGAGCAGCCAACTGAGCATCTTGCTGAGCCATGGCATTGTAGTATGCAGCCATCTGAGGATTAGTAGCTTGTAAGCCGGGAGCACCTGCAGTGTATCCAGCCATCGTACCACCAGTGGCTAGACCTAAACGACCTTGCTGTTGCTGTTGGTTAGTTAAGTTAGCCAATGACTGTTCACGACCGGGAGCAAGTAACTGTTGCTGTTGAGTAATGTACTGTTGAGCTTGTTGTTGAGGTGTCTGAGCTATGTAGCCAGCACCTAAGTTAAACAAACCTTGACCAGCTTGAGTAATACCAGCTTGCTGAGCCTGTGCACCTTGAGCTTGACCGATACCAGTACCAGCTAAACCCATTAGACCTTCACGAGCTGCTGCTACGTCAGGGGCTACTTGATAACCAGCACCAACCAACTGTCCAGTTGTAGGGTCATAGTTAAACCCTGACTTACCGAACCTTGTAGTAACTCCTACAGGACGGAACTGAGCCATCTGTGCAGCTGTTTGAGCAGACGATGCGGCATTACCAGCTGCTTGATTAGCTGCATAGTTAGTACCGATAGAACCTATGGCACTAGCACCAAGATTTGCGAGTAAACTTGTATAATCTATAGCCATATTAGTACGTGCCTCCGTCAACTGTTGCTGTAAAAGTACCAGAGACAGTAAGGTTTACTGCTGTGGCTGTGCCTGTCAATGCACCGTTATTAGCATCAGGTTTAGAATTCACTGCTGATGCAATGTTATCAAACTCAGTGTTAATCTCAGTACCTTTAATGATCTTTCCGGCATTACCTGTATTCAGGCTATCCTTGATTGCAAAGTTAGTTGCTTTTGTATAGTTACTCATTATCGTGTCTTCCCTGTCTTAACATAGACATCAAGTTTCTGAATGGATATAGATTTATTAAATACACTGGTTTCAAAGCCAAGTTGAATAACTTTACCTGAACCACCAATATTAATAATCTTATTGTCAAAGGCTGAACCACCATACTCACCAATGTTATATTCAGCTATGTTATATTCAGCTACTGCAGCATTGGCTAAGTTAAACTGTCTAGTGTTTAAAATATCACTGTAATCAAAGCCAAACCTTAAAGTAACAGGATAACCACCACCACCAATAACTGTTACGCCTACCTTCTTCATAATCTTAATCACAGTAGGTGACTGAAAGTCAAAGTAGTTAGTGTAGTATCTCATCAAGTATGAGTTAGCATTGTCTTTGTAGCCATCGTACTTACCAATGTATCCAGCTTTACCCATTAATAAATCTTTATTACGAGTGTACTTAAAAGCTGTAGGAACTAAACCATCCCATGTTGTAACCCTATTAGAACCATTAGGTAGAGGTGCTCTCATGTCAAAGCAATACACTAATTGACGAACTGGTAAAGACAATAGATAGAAGGCTTCCTTATCTGAGTACACAGCTTTAATGCCAGCTGCAGTCTCTGAACTAATCTCCAGTACTAAGTCATCTCGTACATTGGCACTGATGTCTCTCATTGGAGCTGACTTCTCTTGAATGGTACGCATCAATGAACGTACACCTGAGTCAGACAAGAAGATAATATCACCACCAGTAGCTACTACTGAGTCTCTAGCTACACAACCAATACCTGTAATGGCATCTGACAGTGTTAAATTGTTAGGATCAGTAGCATTAGAATAGATAAGAATCTGTCTACGACCAAAGACAATCAAGAAGTTATTATGAGCAGCTAGAGATATAATCTCATCTGCACCGTTAGGCCATGCCTGAGATACATCCTATGTACCAGCTGTACCTGTACTTAAGATATGACCTGAGAGTAAGTCTGAGAGCTGAATGGTACTCTTAACTGTAGCATTATTAGCTGACCATGTACGACCATAGGCACTGATAACTGTATTGTTACTGGACACTGTAGCTACATAGCCAGACTTCTCAGATACTCTCTTAAATGTAGTTGAGCTGACTGCAGGGTCAAACACTAATGGATCATGTCCAGCTTGGTAGAGGTATAAGACTCCATTCAACGGAGCCATCTGCCAGTTACTGTCTGTGATTGTAGGGGCTGTACCGCCACCTCCGTAGGTTAACTGTGATAGTGTAGTACCTACAAGTTTGAATAGTTTATTGTTACCAGCTGCTACAATGTATGAGTTACCTGAGTTATCAATCAACTCACCAAGAGCTTTAACGTCAGCTTCACCTAAATCAGAATTAGTAGCATGAGATGTAGTCCATCCCTTACGAGCACCAATACGACCAAACTTATCAATCACACAGTTATTAGCCACAGTAGCATAACCAGCCTCTAGAGAGACTGAGCTATCCTGTGTATTCAGCCCCATGAAACCGGGAGCTGCTACAGTTGTGGTTAAGATTTTAGCTACCATTAGACATCAACCCAAGTAGTTTCTTCATCGTATCTGTTACGCTCGATGGCTACAGCATCTGCCAAAGCTAAGCGATACTGCTGATAAATCTCACTGAAGGATGTACCTCCATCTTCACCTCGTTCACCAACAGCTTTAGCGTAGGCTAACATCTGTACTAAGTGATGAGGAACTAACAAAGCATCAGCATTGGCTGTTAAGTCAGATTGAGGAATAACTAGCTCAAACCTCAATGAGTATTCACCATCAGGACGAGGCCATATATCCACCTGAGTATCATCACCGGAGATACCGCTGTAGTTGTAGTACACCGGAGCTGCACTCTGTACATTACCTAAGTAGTACTGTCTATTCATCCAGTTAGTAGCTACAGCTCTCATAGGTACATCTTGAGTGTCATTTAAGACATCTACAGTACGGAACCTCTGACCTGAACCTGTCAGTGTATAGTTACGAGTATTAGCCACTGTAGGGATTACAATAGTCTGTGTGAGGACATTCCAGTCGTAGGCATCCTCAATCTCTCTCTTAGCATCATTAACAAAGACACCTATAAGGGAACTATAAGGAGTATCACCTACTGACGATACTTCAGTCTCCCTCAAGCGTATCAATACGTTGTTTACCAACTGTAGATATGTCGTAGCCATTATCTTCCTTATATCTTTATAGTACTATATTAACATACTTTTTAATTAATGTCAATACTTTTTAGACTTCTTTTTAGCTTTATTTGCTTCTGACATGGCAATAGCAATGGCTTGGTCACGAGACTTCACCACAGGGCCACCTTTACCGCTGTGGAGAGTACCTTCCTTGTACTCACCCATAACCTTCTTCATCTTGTTCTTAGCTGTTCTCTGACCACGTGTAGGCATATTCATTTTATTTAACTCCATTAAACTTGTTGTCAATAGCTAAGTAAATAGCTCCGAAGAAAGCACCTATGATAATGATAGGCTTAACAGCTTTAGCGATCCATTCAAGTACTTGAAAGGCTCCCTGTGCAGCATTAAAGGCTTGAACAACCTCTTGTGTATTCTTCTCTATGTTGTCTACTTTGGCCTCTACAGCCAATAGGCGATCATAGATGTGCTCATGAGTGACTTCTTCTGTCATGGTGCATCAGGCCAAGTAATAGTCCAAGGGAAACCTGTTTGCGTAGTTACATCACGCAAGGCTTGACGATAGGTAGCCCATACTGCTTTGTCAACAGGTGCATCAGCTACTTGTGTCCAATCACATTCTGCCAACTTAGTACCACGTTGCTCACGAACACTCTTAGCCTGTTCAGCATCCTTAGAAGCCTTGTAAGCCACTTCTTGTTCAGCAGCAGTAGTAGTTACACCATCTACCACTTGGTCAATGAAGACAGGGCCAAGGATATACTTTGTGTACCATTTACCATCTACTTGCTCAACACCAGAGGCTTGAGAGTATTGGTAAACAGTTCCACCAGTAGCTTGTGCGCCTTCAAAGACTACATCAGCACCCAAAGCCTC